TAAGATTCACAGTGACACACCACGTTTTCACATCATAATCCAGGTTTCTCAAGGTAGGAATCAGCGTCTCAGACCGTAAAAACCCAGAGTATACGGTGGCCCCGCTGCGGGGGATTCTTATATATACTGTATACGGGAGCGAAATCGTGACTAAACTGTGGGCCACATTGCACACACACTGGCGGGACTCTGTGTGTTACTATACAGTCACAGATCATCAAGGCAGCATCTGTGTGATCACTGGCAGCTACAGAGTGGCTCAGCGATATCTGGTTCTCTGCGCAGAAGGTTTGACCAGTGCTCAGATACTGCAACTAGATCACTATATGGCCAAGGCCCCGCTGCGTAATAAACAAAAATAACCCAATTTGATCTCTCAGAGTTGACAGTCGCAGAGATCTGCCTTATAATATACATATGCTTAAGAAAAGACTACTAAGCAAGGATCGATGGACTATGACACTACCAGATGAACGCTATCGTGCTGTACTAGCTGCGGAACGGCTGCTGAAGGATCTCTGTGATTCCAGCTCTACGCCAAGGGTTCCTAGAGCTGTACGGGATCGCGCTCGGTCTGTGCTGCGTCATTATCCTTCAAAGTGGGACATGGATCGTGCAGCAACACTAGCTGATCACGTGTTTGAAACTAGGGATCCCGTGGATGATCTGCAGGAATTCTTGATCAAAGGTATAGAAAAACAGCAGCAGCAGAAATAAACAGTTCAGGGGCCTCTAGCTCATGTTGGTTAGAGCAGCGGACTCATAATCCGTTGGTGCGGAGTTCGACTCTCCGGGGGCCCACCAATCACGCCTTAGCTCAGTTGGATAGAGCAACAGCCTTCTAAGCTGTGGGTCAGGGGTTCGAATCCCTTAGGCGTGGCCAGTTAACGCAGCACAGCAGCAGCCCGGATGGTGAAATAGGTAGACACAAGAGACTTAAAATCTCTCGCTCGAACAGAGCGTGCCGGTTCGATTCCGGCTCCGGGCACCACCTACAGCAGCAGCTACAGCAGCAGACAGCAGCAACTCCAGGACGATCACAGCAGCACACAGCAGCAGCCCCTGAGACAGCATGTCGCGATCAGTCTCGGGGTCGCGAATGGTTAGTAAGCACTGACTGACTGGCTGCAAAGGAGAGTGCCGCTGCAGGGGCCAATCTGTGGCATTTTGGCAACATTTTGGCTGCGATCATTTTGGTTGACAGGTCTGCTCTGGGGTGCTATACTATATGCATAGTGAAGGAGCGAACAGTGAGAGCAAAAAGATCAGATCGTAATCATATCATCTACCAGATCGTAGGACCCCAGGGCATCTACGTGGGTGTCACAGCCAAGACTGAAACTACTGTATTGAAGTCAGTTCGTGCTCGCATAGCCAAGCACTTCTATCGCGCCCAACGTGAAACCAAAGCCTGGGCACTGTGCGATCTGCTTCGTGGCTATGCCAGCAAGGATGATATCGAAGTAAGAGTCATGGAGATCGTCAGGGGCAAGCAGGCAGCACATGCTCGTGAACGTGAATTGATCCGTGAATTGAACCCTGTGTACAACACTGACAAGAGAGGTGTATGATGTGGTACGTATACGATAAGAGATCATCTGCTGTGGTCAAAAGCTACAAGACCCACCCGGCTGCGCAGGCAGCTATCACCCGGGCCCATAAGAAGTATGTCAGGGCCTTTCCCTACGTGCCGGGCAGCAATGCTCATGAAGATGATCCCCTGTTCTGGATGGCCGCAGCGGATTCACAGTACTATCACATGTTCATCGAGCAGAGGAAGATCGTGCGCAATCTTATGTCGGGCAAAGAGGTAGAGATCTCTGTGAACACTCCTAGAAGCTGTGATCCTTCATCGGAACTGTACTGGTCGATGTAGGTTGACAGCACACTCAAAAGAGCATATACTGTAGGCTAAGTTAACAACAAGGAGCGCGAAATGGGTACACGATCACTAGTGGGTGTCATGCACGGCACAGTCTGCAAGAGCGTCTACTGCCACTACGATGGCTATCTCAGCTACACAGGCGAGATCCTTGACAAACACTACGACAGCAGCAAAGCCAACGCTCTGGTCGCACGTGGGGACAATTCGGGCATCAAAGAGACCCTGGAAGAAATGAACTTCTACGAAGATCGTGAAGCTCAGGGCGAGGATGTGGAAAAGTTTGTTAACAGCACACCTTGGCAAGTGGCACACACATTCGATGAGTTCCTAGATCAGGTCTCGGGCTGTGGTGCTGAGTACTACTATGTCATGCGTGACGGTGTGTGGTACGTGGGTGCCGTGTATGATGTTTCGGGATTGATCAAAGGCGGTTTGGTGCCCTTGACTGAAGCACTGGCCCAAAACACCATAGAGAACCTGCTGGCAGAAGAGGGATAACCCTACAACTTGAAGGGTTATTACTGTTAGGGGTTGACAACAGCCCCTAATGGTAATATACTAGAGGCTGTGTTAAACAAATAGGAGCGAACGCAATGTATATCACTTTTACTGAAGGTTGGTACAATATCAAGGGTCAGCCCACTAATGTCAGTGGACTCACTTTCAAGCTTGTCGAAGACTACAAAGTAGCCAAGACCGGCGAAGGCTATGTCACTGTAGAAGGTGGCGGACAGCCGGGCTTCCCAGATCGCTCAATCCGCATCAAGTGCCGTCAGGGTGACTACAATGTTGCAGGCAGTGCCAAACCCATCCCACAAGGAGTAACTATGCTTCAAGCACTGAAGAAGACCGCTAAGGGTGCCGAAGTCACCGACTTTACCCAGATTAAGGTCTCTGACGAGGCTGTAGCACACGAAAGTGACGAAGAGATCATCGAGCGTACCCGTCTGCGCTTTGATATCCTCAAGGATATGACCAAAGCAGTCAAGCAAGGCGATGTCCGTGCTATGATCGTCACTGGCCCTCCAGGTGTGGGCAAGAGCTTTGGTGTTGAAGAAGTACTAAGCAAAGACGATCTGTTTGACGTTATGGGTCAACGCAAGCCCAAGTACGAGATCGTTAAAGGTGCTATGAGTGCCATTGGTCTGTACTCAAAGCTCTACAAGTTCTCAGATGCTAAGAACATCCTTGTGTTCGATGACTGTGACTCAATCCTTTTGGACGACATTAGTTTGAACATCCTTAAAGCCGCGCTGGATTCGTCCAAGAAGCGTACTATCTCGTGGAACACTGACAGCCGTATCCTACGTTCAGAGGGTATCCCTGACAAGTTTGAGTTCAAGGGTGGTGCTATCTTTATCACTAACCTGAAGTTTGAGAATGTGCGCTCTAAGAAACTGCAAGAGCACTTGGCGGCTCTAGAGTCACGCTGTCACTATATCGATCTGCGTATGGACACAGATCGCGAGAAGGTCTTGCGTATCGAGCAGATCGTCAAGGACGGTATGTTGGATAGCTACGAGTTGGAGCAGGTCGCTAAGGATGAAGTCGTGGACTTCATCAAAGACAATCGTGCTACTATGCGTGAGCTGAGCCTGCGCACTGTGCTCAAAGTAGCAGATCTGCGCAAGAGCTTCCCAACTAACTGGCAGAACATGGCCAAGGTCACTGTTATGAAGGGTGCCTACTAATGGTAGACATTCTGATCCGTGACTGCCAATACGTTGGCCCGGAGCAGGACCCCCGACGGGGTTCGCTCCACTACTGTGGTGCTCCTGTGCTCGCAGGCAAGAGCTACTGTGGTGATCACTATTGGGTGATCTATAAACGAGGCACTGCCCTGGCCGGGAAGAAGAAAGAAAAGGCCATCGATGCTGAGATCGCTGATCTCAAACGTCAACAAGAGATAGACGAACTGGAGGAACAAAATGGGTGATCTTATTAAACTGATCGTGTACGCTGTGTTGATCACAGCACTGCTGGCCGCTGGACCTTTGCTGGTCATATGGAGTTTGAATACTCTGTTCCCTGTGCTGGCTATACCCTACACGATCGCTACCTGGTTTGCCACTTTGATTTTGGGTGTAGCATTGAATCCTACGGCCCGGATAAAGAAGGATTAAATTGGTGAAATGCGGGATTGCATTTCAGAATGGGATCCTGTAATATATGTGAACGCTGAAGAAAAAGTAATCAGCTATATTAACTTAAAGGAAACAAAGAAATGAAGATGATTTCAAAAGAGACCAAGACTTTCAAAGTCTTCAACGCACTGATGAACGGTGACAAGTTGACTGCTAGCCAAGCAGAGAAGCGTTTTGGCGTGAAGAACCTCGCTGCTGAAGCCAGCCGCATCCG